TTCAAATGAGTAAAATGTTTGCAGAAAACGCAATCACTACTAAAGCTGAAAGAGATGCTGCTATAAAATCGGGCGTGAAGTTTAACGACACTCCGTATGGCTTTAGGTTCTTGTACAACCCAACCGACGTGTCAATGGCTTGGGGTATTGTGGACGCATTTTCTCCTCAATATGCAGCAAGTGGGGCTAATGGTATGACTGGAGTTGCAGCAGGCCTTATGAAAGGAACAATTGCTTTTACCCTAATACTAAACCGAATTGAAGATATGGGAATAATTTACCCAGACGGCTCTTACGCACAGCTATTGGATGGTGGATGGCCTACAGACCCACCATTAACTGAAACTAAAATGATTTACCAAAAAGGCACAATGTATGACATAGAGTATTTGTTTAGAGCAATGAATGGCTTTTATGCGGACTATGAATCTGGATTAAACGGCCTTACTGCTGATAAAGGTTGGTTACAACCAATTCCTATGGAACTGCACTTAGGTGCTGGATTAAGATACTTAGTACGTGTAAGTAGCTTAGACTTAAAGCACATGATGTTTAATGAAAGAATGGTTCCTATACTTACAACAGTAAACCTTGTATGTACAAGATACTACGACACAGCAACTGGGAAGAACCAAGACGGTGAGTTTGACAGGTCAGTTTATAACCCAGAGAGTCCAGGGAGTACTGCAACCTCATGATATACCTAGATAGCAGATACGCTGACTCAACTGTATTTAAAGCTTGGGACTCTAGAAAGTCTCAATACAACTTAACTTGCTTTAGAAATTTCCCAAGTTACAGACAAACTTTTTTTATGTACGAGTATGTAGAAAAAGACCGTCTAGACGTACTAGCTCACAAGTTTTTAAATAATCCTGGGTTGTGGCATGAAATTTTAGATATAAATCCTGAGATTATTAACCCAAATGAAATTGCTCCTGGAACTTTATTACGGATACCTAATGCGTGACCCACAACGTCAAAATAGATATGGCAGCTCATTTACTGTCTCATTTCCAGATTTTCCTGGGTTTACTCAGCTTCCCTACTCACTTACCTTAACTCAAAAAATGGGTAGTCACGATGTGTTAGAGATGCATTACACCTCTCTCAATGTTAACTACGTAAAAGCTTTATCCACAGGTGTAGCTGTAACTGTTACTTGGTCTAATGACATGACTTCAGGTACCTTTATTGGGTACGTATCAGATTTAGAGTACCCAACTTCTTCTAGCATTGAGAAACCATTAAAGATAACTTGTTTAGCAGCTTCTTACCCCTTAAAAGAAAACCGTCAAAAAATTTGGAAAAACGCAACTGCAAGCGAAGTAGTAACAGACATCGCTAAGTTCAACAAATTAAAACCAGTAGTTACAAAATCAGATATTCGGTTTCCTCAAATATCATTTTCTGGACAGTCTCAATGGCAAAAAGTGCAAGAATTAGCTCGCTCAATTGGGTACGCATGTCAAGTTGTAGGAGTAGAGCTTCATTTTCATCCTGTAGATGTAATGCTACAAAAGTCGTTAACTACAATACCTGTAATGGCATTTTTAGAACGAGACATACCCTCTACAGCTCAACCAATGTCACAGACACTAGACCATTTTGAAAGTACACAAGGTGATTTTGGAAACTTTCGTGGTAATTCAAAATCTACAAAAATTGTAGGAGGGGTTGACCCATTAACAGGAAAAGTGTACAGAGCTACCTCTTCACCAGCCTCTGTTGGAAAAAACATGAGAGCAAAGAATAGAGCTCCTTTATTTAGTGACGTTGATACAACCATTGTCGTAATAGACAAACTAAGTGCACAAAGTTTATCTGACGCAAAAGCAAAGCTTGCTAAGTTGTCTATACCTGGGTATGGATTTGGTCAAGGAGACCCCAGAATTGCTCCTTGGAGAACTATTCAAATAGAGGGTAGTGCAGCGGGAAGTAATGGTTTTTGGGTAACATCAAAAGCGGTACACACTATAGTTACAGATGGTAAATACACTATAGAATTTGAGTGTGTAACTGACGGTACTGGAGATAACACTAATTCTATTATCCCAGGTGCTCCTACGGTAGACCTAAACGAAGCCCTTACAACAGGTGCAAATAGACCTACCAGGTATAAACTAAGTAATTCAGAACCTATGACTAATGAATCTGTGACTGGGTATAACGTTGTTCCGAGAAGGTGGGTAGCAGTATAATGGCTGATGAAAAGACAATATCCCTTCCTTTTTCTATTGACACATTCGGGATGGTAGGAACTACAACTCAGCAATCTAAAATTTGGGCTGATAAAGTTCGTTCCGTAATAGGCACTTCAGTTCGTGAAAGAGTTATGAGACCTACATTTGGTACTTTAATTCCTTATGCACTGTTTGATGATGAAGAAACCGCTGTAATGGAAGTACAAAACGAAGTTACCAGTGCGTTTGCAAAACGATTAAACTTGCTAACATTAATAGAAGTAGAGTCTGAACCAGGAACTACTGCAGGTGCTTTAAATGTAACTATTACATACAGCTTACCTAACGAGGAAGTTCAAAAGACTTCAATAGGATTTATTGACATTAAAGGAATCTTTCCAGCGTATGAGGAGAAACTATGAGTACTGCACAAGTATCTAATATACCAATTTCTGTTGACTATACGGGAAGAGATTATTACTCAATTCGTGAGCAACTTATTGCTAGAATTCAAGAACGTATACCAGAGTGGACAGCTTCAGACCCAGCAGACTTTGGCGTAGCTCTTGTAGAAGCGTTTGCATATATGGGAGACTTAATCTCTTACTACATTGATAGAACTGCCAATGAGTTCTCTCTTGCAACAGCTACTCAACGTAACAGCTTGCTAAATATTGCTCAAACTTATGGTTATATTCCAGCTGGTTATCGTAGTTCTACAGTTGAGTTGACTTTTTTTAATAACAACACTCCTGCCGTGTCAGGTAACTTAACAGCAACTGGAAATGGAACTTCCATAACCTATGTAGGAAACAACTCTTTTGTTGTAAACGGAGTTGTTACGGTGACTGGGTTCAGCACGACTTCTTTTAACGTAACAGCAGCATATATTACATCTGCCTCATCAACCCAGTTTACCGTGGCTGTATCAGGAGTTAGTGGAACTGCTTCCGGTACAGGTACTTCAACTATGGCATACCCAGCAGTCACAATCCCTGAAGGAACGGTTGTAAGTGCTGATGTTGTTACAGCAGACGTGGTTACTCCAGTGTATTTTACTACTGTTGGCGACTCTGTAGTAGTTTCTTCTGGTACAGACACCGTGTACGCTGAAGAAGGACGCTACATCAACGTCGTTGATTCAGCTGCAGACTTTGTTTACGGACAGCAAATTGGAGTCTCTGCTCAAACGCCTAACAGTAGTTTTGAGTTACCAAACACACCTGTAGTAGAGGGCTCTATTTCGGTCTACATTCAATACGGAACTGTTTACGCTAAATGGACTCAAGTACAACATTTATTAGACTATGGCCCAAATGATTTGGTTTACACAGTTAAATCAGATGAGAATAACGTTGTTTCCATTTACTTTGGAGATGGAGTTTCTGGAGCAATCCCAATTAACAGCTCTGTAATTCGTGCAATGTATGTTGTTGGTGGAGGAACTATAGGTAACGTTTCCGCTAATACGGTGGATACAATTGTGTATATACCCTCTTTAACTTCGTCTCAAACAAGCGCCTTGACTTCCGCTATAACGGTTATAAACGGAACTGCAGCAACAGGTGGTTCAGACCCAGAAAGCAATGACGAAATTAGATCTTCTGCTCCTCTTGCTTTGCGCTCTTCTAACCGAGCTATTACCCTGCAAGATTATGAAGATTTAACAAACACTGTAACAGGTATTGGAAAAGCAAAAGCTTACGGGTCAACATGGACATCCGTCACTGTGTATATTGCTCCAAGTAGAAATTTAAATGACACTGACATACAACCAGGTCTTACAGAAACTGGATCGGTCTCTCCTGAATACACAGAGTTGGCGACTGCTGCTTCTGAGTATTTGGCAGATAAACTTTTAATTGGAAGCTCAGTAACAATTCAACCACCTACATACTCTGACTTAATTATTACAATTCAATATCTAAAAGTACCTCAGTACACACAAGCAGAGGTAGACATAAATATAAAAAAAGCACTTCTTACTGTCTACGGGTATAACAACATGAACTTTCAAGACACAATTTACCCTCAAGACCTTGAGTACATTTTAAATCAAACAGAAGGAGTTAAAATAGCAAAATTAATTTCTCTTTATAAAAATGGGTCAACTATTACTGGAAATGCAACTAACGTTAAGGTGGGATACAATTTAGACACTGTTGCATCAGGCTATATTACCTACACCGTAAACCAGCGCCACGCAATGAAAGCAGGCGGAGTTGTAAGTATTACAGGGTTATCTGCAGCTGGGTTTAATGTTTCTGGCGCTTCTATCGTAGGTGTAGATGATTACAGGATTGTTGTTGCCAACGCTACTACTGGAACTGCTTCTGGAACAGGCATTGTTACTGGGCTTGCTCCTCTAACTGGCTTTGCAAATGAGATCTTTAGATTTAAGGAAAGTAATATGACCATTGCGACATACAGTGGTTGATGAAAACAGCATTGTTGGGTTTTTTAGGGGAGTTGTACAAAACAATAGAGACCCCTTAAACCAACGACGACTTCAAGTTTTAGTTCCTCAAGCTACTGGAGCTGAAGTTACTGATTGGATTTGGCCTGTTGAGCCACACGGCATACATACTTCTCCCCCCAAAATAGGTCAAGGCGTTTGGGTTGCTTACATCTCTGGGGACTCCGAGTATCCTGTTTGGATTGGGTCGTTTGGAAAGCATCAAGAGGCAAGCAAACCATATTTAGTAAAGCCTTTACTCAATACTGTATCACTTGCTGGATTAACACCTTATTTAATAGTGGAGTCTGAGCCAGACGGAACGCAAGTAATAGAGTTAACAAAGACACTTCTAGCAATGGCAAAAACTCTTCTAAACCATGAGCAACGTATTACGTCACTAGAGTCACGGGTTACTTCTTTAGAGTCGCAAATGAGTGGTAAAGCAAGTACTAGCCATAGTCACCCAGGACTTTAGCAAGTAAATAACTAGTAAACCAGAGAAAATACAACATTACAATGGAAAGGTAACAAATGGCAGTCTATTATCCAGGAAATATTAAGAACGACTTTAGCTCTAAAGTTGACTTTACAGACACAGTTATTGCCTCCCATATTAACGACCTACAAGGTGAGGTAACAGCAATTGAAACAACGCTGGGAACTTTTCCTTTAACAAGTTCTGGTTGGGGAACATCTGGCTTTGATACTACGACTACTACGTGGTCATCTGTTAAAGACCGACTTTATAACATTGAGATTGGTATAGCAAATACACGTGCTCAAGTAGCAGCTATAACTGCAGAAACCTTAGCGGGAACAACCTTAAAAAGTACTATCACTAGTTCATCACTAGTCTCCTTTGGCGCATCTCCTGTGCTTAATGATCCTAAGATGATTATGAGCATTAATGGTCAAACAGCTTCGTACACCGCTGTACTTGCAGACGCGGACAAGTTAGTAACTATGAATGTTGCTACAGCAAATACTTTTTCAATCCCAACAAATGCAACAGTTGGATTTCCTATTGGAACAAAAATTCATATTGCTCAATTTGGAGCAGGAACAACAACAATTTCCGCAGTAAACTCTGGAACAACAACCCTGGTTTCACCTGGAGCTACACCTGCTGCGCCATATACCCGTGTGCAGTACTCAGCTGCAACTTGCATCAAGACAGGAACTGACAGCTGGTTTATTCTTGGCGATATCCGATAGGATTTTAAATGGCTAATTATGGTAATGCAATCTATGGACTATCTAAGTACGGCAGTAGCCCTCTACTTGCGTACTCTGTTGAG